AATATGAAGTACTCTTTTCGTTAGAGTGTTCAGGGTCTAATGTGATTTCGACTGCGCTGCCATCTCCATTTTCGAAAATCTCCGCCCAGTTCTTGTATGGTGAAGGATAGCCGTTTGATGAAGTACCATCAGCATTAAATAAGTGAGCTCCAACTTTAAATGGTGCGCAGGCATTTCCATCTGTAGATTTGTTCCAGGTGGGATTCAAGAACTCTGTAGCGTTGATTGCTACATTTGGATTATTCTTATTATAAGGCAATTCATCGATGTTCCAAATAGCAATAGGAGTAGTTGGAAGTGCCTTTTTCACTTTATCAAATGAGATTATCTCATCTGGATTGTGGATGTCTCCAGACGTGTTCAAAATATCGTTTCTTCGAGCTATTGATATTTTACCAAAGCGCACGAAAGTTCCATCATCGTACACATCCTCGATGTCTGGTGTGTCATAAGCAAAATTATCTAGCACCTGCTTAAAGTTTAGTGCTTTGTCGTATATTCGAATTGAATAAAGCTTAACGTCTGCCTGTTCACTTCCAATGGTGAGTTCTTTCGCTACTCCTTGTTTCCAACTTGCACTTGTATAGTCGAACATGCGCACGATGACACCATTAATATAAAGATAAGCGAGGTTCACATCTTTTTCTGTTACGCTGCCACCACCAAGATTGTTGCGAGTGTGCGTTGTAGTGCCGTCTATCACAAAGCTTACTTTTACTCTTGAGCCTTCAGGGAAGTAAGTTGTAACGCTATCTGTTGCGCATCCGAATTCGATTCTTCCTGGATAAATCCTAAAACCTACTCCTGCGTGAAAGCATTGTGCAATAATTGCACTTTCGTTGCTACATACACCACTTTCAAGTTCAAGTTCAATCGTTCTACCTTGCTTATTACCATTTGCTCCGATGTCTGTTGCAAATGGCAAAAAGTCTTTAAGCGTTACACTTTTACCTGCTTTTATGGTTAAGCCTTGACCGTCTAAAAAGCCGTTATTTTCATCAAGAACAAAGTTCTCACTTCTTACTAATCGTGAAGTTTGAACACCTTTATATAGAGATGTTATGTTTTGCGCTGAAAGGTCGTTATTCGCACGACCACGCATAGGAATATACACCTTGCACTCATCGGCTGCAACAATAGAAATACCAATTGTTTCGACTTCGATTCTTCGAGTAACTGAAAGCAGTCCTACAGAGATAACGACATCTACAAAAGGCAAATATCTGTTATCATCAAGTGTAATGTTTACACTTTGTAAGCCTGAAGATTTATCAAGTTTCAGCGTTACTTCTTGCTCTAAAAGGTCTAAAGTTTCACCATTGAACTTAAGCTGCACTTTTACCCTTGCTTTGCTACCTGCATCGTCATCTGGAAGGTAGAAAAAGTAAGGAATGTTCACAACGCTAAACTGCTTTACCTTTCCAATAAAACCTTTTCCAAGTGAAAGAGCAGCCTGTCCATTTCCATTTTTTACGCCCTTAATATAAGTCGTTGTGAGTGTTTGCGTTCTAAGCCCTAATTGCTTATTTTCTGCCCAAATGCTGATATTGTGAGCTCCAAGGCTATACTTTTCTAATTCGTCAATAATAAATTCACCACTTGAATTATTGATGCTCTTTGTATATGTATCTGCTCTCTTTCCATCTTCTACACGACAATATACAAGTGCTTCAACTCCTCGTGAATTGACACGCAAAGACCATTTTCCAGATTGGATTACACTTTCATCATAAGAGTTATCGAATGACAAAGCAATATTATAGGTTTTGATATTGAAAAGGAATTCTTTTCTTGCACCATGTGAGTTGCTTACAACAACTTTTACTTTGTTGGTTTCTTCCTTTAG